AGACCGACCCGTGCGCGGCGTTCAAGCTGAACACCCGCACGCACGCATCGCCGCCGACATAGCCGTTGTGGAAGTGGTTGATCCCGTGGAATCGGGCGCCGGTCACGGTGAACGGCGTGATCGCCTCAACGTCCGTGGTGTCGCGGTCTTCGCAGTCGATGAGTTGGCAGTCCGTGCCGCTGATGGTCGCGTAGGTCGTGACCAAATCGACGCCGGCGACGAACAGGACGTTATCAATCGTCACGCCGTTCGCGGAAATCACGAGCGTGGCGTCCGCGTGCGAGAACGTCAGCGTCGGACGCGATGCGCCTTGCCCGAGTCCGACGATCCGGACGCCCGCGACGTTCGCGGTGAGCTTCGTGCCGGTCGTAGTGTACGTTTCGGTGTGGCCCGGTGCGACATAGATGATGTCGCCGCGGCTCGCAACGACGGCGCCCGAGCTGAACGCGTAGTCGATCGTCGCGAATGGGCGGTCAGGGTTGTAGCCAGCGCCGGCCGCATCGGCCGCATTGGCGTTGCTGGAGTCCACGTAGAATCGCATGCCAGTCGAGAGGCTTTGATCCTCGACGGCAAACATGCCGCCCGGCTGGTTGCGGACGAAAAGCGGGGTTCGGGACAGTGATCCGGCCATGTACCTGGTCCTTTGTATTCAGGGTTGCCCGGCGCCGAGTTACGCACCCGGCGCCGGGTTAGCCGTTTGGTTGCTAGTCAACGATCGCGGACGGGGGCGACGCCTGGGGGTAGCGGTCCTCGATGATCGCCCAGACTTCCCAGAAGTTGTTGGCGTGGCCGCCGGCCCAGCCGACGCGGATGCAGTCGTAGCCGCTTGTATGCTTCGAGGGGTCCCACTCGAACATGAGCGAGGTCTGACCGTATAGCGCCGGGTCGATCGGGGTGTAGCTGGCCGCGTCAGTTTCGCGGGTCCAGGTGTCGGCCGTCAGGTACGAGGCGGCGTGAATCGACCAGATCGGGAACGTCGCGGTAACGGCCGCTGCGGTGCCCGACGCCACATCGGTAGCCTCGGTGAGCCCGACCGCGGTCACGTCGGTATCGTTCGTGCCGTAGTGCGACATCAGGATTGTGACGCGATGAGCGTTCTTGCAGCAGATTGTGTCGCTGTACGTGGCCGCACTCGGGGCGCCCTTGTACAGACACACGATCTTGCGATTTTCGAGTAGCGTTTGTGACATGGGGGCAATCTCCTTCCGCTTACGCGCGGGTGTTGAGGGCGATGAACGGGGACAGGGTCATGGTTCCCTTGTACGGCGTGATCGGGGAGAAGAGCCACGGCTGGCCGTCCACTTCCCACATGAACCGGAACACCGATTCGGCGTAGTCGAAACGCAGGTGAATCGAGATCGCCGAGTCGATGGTGCCGCGGGTGCCGGTCACGTAGTAGGACAGGTTGGCCAGGATGATGTCGCCGACCGTGCCGAGCGTGGCCGCGTACTCGATGGGGATTACGGGCAATCCCTTCAGTCGCGCGTTGGGCGCTTCGGTGTAGCCGCCAGGCGGCAGATAGACCGGGACGCCGCCGACTCCGACCACCGCCGAGAGGGCTTCGAGCTGCGGTAGCGTGTCCTGGTTGATGTACCAGACCGCGCCCGCGCGGGCCTTCGGGTGCAGTCGGGCATACATGTTGTCGATGTTGGCCTTGACGATGGTCTTCCCAGCTTGGCCGGTCTCTTTGTAAACACCGATGGTCGGACCGACTACCACGGTTCCGGGCGTGCCGAGTGCGGTATCGGCCGTAATCGAGTTGAGCAGCCCGAGCGGCTGGCCGGCGCCGGCGCCGTTGATTACCGCGTCGTTCGTCAGGAACCCGATTTCCTCGGTCGCGGCCTTGGTCAGATATTGCGACAGGCTCGGGCCGGCGTTGTTGAGCAGCTTGTCGGTCACGTAGACCATCACGGCAAGTTGCTTCGGCTCGATTTTGACTTGCCGGAACTTCGGCTTGCTGGACGTGATCTGGCCAGCTTCCGCGATCCAGTAGCCGCGGATTCCGCCGTAACGCGAACCCGTCGCGCGCGAGGTTTCCGCGTTGCCGTTGAAGGTGATCGACTCGCCCGTGACGGTGTAGTTGTCGGTCTTGGGCAGCAGGGAGTCGGGCTCTTTGTGCAGCCCGTCCCAGATCATTTGGCTGTACTCCGGCGGCACGAGGAAGCCGCCTTCGGAGCCGATCGTCTGGCCCATGCCGCTGATCGCCTTGGTCTCCAGCGCGTCGCTGTAGCGTTTGAATACGGGGCTGGGGGCGCCGCCGGGCCGACACGCCTGGACCACGTCATTAGCAAAGTGCCCCATCGACTTGAACCCGCGGCTCTTGTCTTTCAGAATCTCGGGCTCATCGACCTCGATCGTCACGTTCTTGCGGGGTGCCGGTTTCGGGTCGCGGCTGATGGCCTTCTGGACTTCGGCCGCGATGATCGCCTGCATCTGCTCGGCGGTAAAGGTCGGCTCGGTCGTGGTCCGCTTGACCTGCACGGGCTCCGGCTCGGGCTCAACGCCCACGTCCAGGGCCTTGCATTCGATCGTGTGCCCGTCGTCGTCGGTGATTTCGTTCGCGCCGAGGAAGGCATTAACGCCCGTCGTCAGCGCCGCCCGGTCGGGGAATTGTGCCCGCAATCCAGGCAAAATGCTCTTGATGAAATCGGACTTGGTTAGCTTCATGGGGCTCGGTCCCTTGATCCAGAGACAACGCTGATGCGTCTGGGCGTCTCTGGTTGGGACCAAGCCGATCGGCCCGGCCGGATTGCGTTACCGCAACGGCTCGCCGCTCGTGGCGTGGCTACCTGGCGTCGATCGCTAGGTCAGCAAAATGTAATGGCGTGCCGGCCGTTCCGGCACGTTCACGTTCACGCGAAATATATCCGCAGCCTGCTTCGGAGTCAACAGGTGTTTTTGCACGCTGGTGATTACCGCCGCGGAGTTGCACGGGGCGGGGGTTACGCTGAACTCGTATAGCTGCCAGCGGTTGATGACTTTGCGGCAACTCGTGCCCCACTTGGCTACGTCGCCGTCCGTCGCCGTTCGCATGCCGTCCGGCAACACCCGGAACCCGACCGACACGGAACTGACCACGCCCTGCTCAACCATGCCGCGGGCGAAGTCGGGAAACCACTCGCCCTGATAGCCCTTGGGCCGAACCGCCCATTCGACCTCGGCTTCCACGCCGTCCAGCGAACGGCGGAGCTTGCTGATGGTGCGGCCAATCGGGCGTTCGATGTCGTGGTCCCAGAAGACGGTCTTGACCTTCTCGAAATAGGTCGCGTCCATGCCGGCGGGGATCAAAACCTCGCCGTCCTCATCAACCGTCTCGGTCGTGATGCGAGCGGTGAAGCCCGTGCGCCGGGGCTGGACTTCGGAGGCCAGGACTTTGCGGATCATGGGGCGGTCGGTTGCGGTTGCCATCACTCTACCTCCACCGGCGCCGCCTTCAGCACCGGGATCAACGTACACATGCAGTGCGGGTGCAGCGGCGGGGCGTCAATCGCCGAGTAGTCCAGTACCATCGTCTGCCCGCCCGCCTCGATCGTATCACCCTTGGAAAAGAAATCCTCCTCAAGCCCGACCTCCTCCTCGGCGAATTGGTCGGCCAGCTCGGCGCAGAAGTCGCAGCAATCCGGGGCGAGCAGCCACCGCTTGCCCTCGACCACGCCGGATTCTTTCCACGCCGCTATCGAGCCCTGCTCGCTCGCGCGGGTGCCCTCCGTGCGGGCAATCATCATCCCGCGGTGCCCGTCAAATGTGCCCGCGTTCGCAACGTCCGTGCCAATCTCCAGATTGCCCTTGCCCTCGTCCATACCGCGGCCGATGACCGTGGTGATTTCGTCGATGGTTGTGGCGTTGACTTGGCCCGCCAGCCGGATCGTGTAACTGTCGAGAAACTCCTGCACCTTGGGGTTGCTCACGTCGAAGCCGCCCGACTGGTCGATTGCCCGCAGCCCCTTCTCGCCGCCCCATTCGTAGATGTCCTGGATCGGCTGGCGGGCCAGGTCCGCAAGCTGCTCATCGTACGCGGCGAGCTTGGCCCGCAGCGCCTCGATGTCATCGGCCTGCGATTTCTGCACATGCTCGTCGAGCCACTTCCGGCAGTCCTTTTCCTGGTCGCCGAGCACCGCGTCGAAGACCGCCTGTAGCCGCTCGCACAGCCGCTCCAGGCCCGGGTCCAGGCCGAGGGCCTTGCACTCGCCATCGGGCTGCTCGTGGAAGATCGTATGTTCTCCGTGCCGATGAGCGAGCCACAAGCTGCGCTGCGACATAATCGCCGCCGGAGCGGGAACCGTCACCACGGCTTGGTTCGACGGCTCCGGCGGCGTCGTCGGGTCCAGTGCGCGCCGGGACGCATTTTCGGTTTGAATTGAGTTTGCGCTATCGTACCATTCCCGGAGGCGCAATTGCGGCTGGTGCCCGTTGCCGTTGACGTGCTTCGCCGGCGGCTCGGGTAGCTCCGGCAATTCAGAATTGTCGGCCGGCTTCGCGTCGGGCAGTTGCGGCGACTTGCCGAACCCAGGCGGCGGGAACTGCGGCGGCGGGGCCGGCGGCTTCAACGCCTGCTCCAGCGGCACTACGTTGTTCGGCACCAGCAGCGTATCGCCGCCCTCCTGCGGCTCCATGCCGATCTCTTCGCGAGTCTCGTTGATCGTCATCACGCCCATCTGGACGTAGGCTTTGTGGGTGTCGCGTTCCAACACCTGGTCCGCAGGCACCGGGTTTTCATAGGCCAGGAACGCCTGGCCCTGCATATCGAACAGCGGCAGAATCCACTCGTTGAGGGCCTGTTCGTCCTGGCGCAGCATGGGCAGGATCGTGTCCGCCATCCAGCCTGCATCGCCCTGTTTCGCATTGGCCTTGTTCGGGTCGTTGGCCTTCAATTTCGTCACCGGCACGCCGAAGACCGCAGCGATTTCCTCGACGATGTTGTCTCGGTCGGCCAGGTCTTTCGGCGGCCACGCGGTCGGCTTAATGTCCCCCTTCCCGCCAACGATTAGCAACTTGCCGGATTGGTGCGTACCGCGTAACCGCATGTTGATGTCGTTTTCCAGCCGCTTGATCGCCTCCGATCCGAGCCCCTCCACAAACATCGTGTAGTCCGGCCGCGCGTGGTTGAGGTACAAGGCCGCGTCCATCTCATGTACGCTGCGGTTGGCTTCGACGCACGCCCAGCCCGCCTCGATTTTGCCCAGCCCGTAGTATTGGTTTCGCGGGTTCGGGTAGCGAATGTGGCAGATTTCGTCCGGGTCGAAACTGACCCGGTTGAGCCAGTTCGCGCCGAATTGGTACTCCCGGATGAACTCGCCCGAGCCGCGAGCGCCCGGCACCACGTACATCCACTGGGCCGGCAGCAAGTACAGCTCCACGGGCTGCCCGGTTCGCGCGTCGGGCACCCAGTAAATGTATGCGTTACCCGTGAGTTGTAGATATACATGTCTCATTAGGTTGAATGTGTACCCGTTGAGGATCGGGGACACGCTATCGAGCAGCTTCAAGATCGGATGGTCTTCGGTCGCTTCCTCAAAATCGTCGGAGAACTCGTTGGCGGCCTTGGTTACGTAGCGGCTGGGCATGTGCTCCGTGTCGCCCCGCAAGAACGCCTTGCGCCCGCGGCTCGGGGACCGATGCCGATAGACCTTGGCCTGGGCACTCCCGTTGCGCAGGTACAGCTTCAACGGCACGCTCGCGCAGGCGTTCGCATTGAGCATCGTGGCCGCGTAAATCCACCCCGTGAACCGCCGCACACCCTCCCGCAGGTCAAAGTCGGGATACCGCAGAACGGTCCCGCTCGGCATGTACGTCATTGAGCCATCGGCCACGCGGGCCGGGATGAACAGCGACTTGAAGCTTTGCCAGATGTTCATTTCTTACGTCCTGTCGCCGTGGCTTCGTCGAATCGAGTCCGCAATAAGCCCAG